CGCCCCCCCCCCCCCCCCCCCACTATTGGGTGATTAGGCAGAGGCAGTGACGAACTTCTCTGGGAAGTAAGTTCTGTCCCAGTTCTCGTTCAGTGCCTCACTGTGCAGTCTGTTCATTACCTTGGTTGCCTGCTGGGCAAGGTAGGTGGTGACCAGTTGCTCGTCACGCTTGGCTTGACCCTCTAGCCCCTCCACATGGCTCTTGATGTGCCAGTGGTAAAGGCGAGCCTTGGTCTGCCAGTCTTCGAACTCGGCACGAGCCCCAGCCATCTCCAGTTGCTGGAGGTCGATGGTCAGAGCGTTCGCCTTGTCGATTGCCTCCTGCAACTTGTGCATCTCCTGCTGGAGTTGCATGCGAGCAGAGCCGACTGACTTGGCTGGTCGGTTGTCCGAGTCACGCCATGAATGGCTGATGGCATCGAGGTTCACGATGTCACTGAACTGGGCATCCTGAACTGTTCTCCAGATTGAGCCATCCCATGCTGAACGCCATGCGACCAGTGTGGTCTCCCATGACTCGGCAAGTTCAGACTTGACTGGTGCCTCTGGCAGGATGAAGTTGGCTGGGTTGAGCAACTGGCGTTGCTGGCTGGTCAGTTGGTCAGTGATGTAACCATCGAGGGTCAGTTGGATTGGGTTGATTGGTTCAGCGTTACGAGTCACGATGCGAGCGGTGGTCTCTAGGTATAACTTCTTGGTGATTGTACTCATGGGCATTGCTCCTTGGTTTGGGTTGGTGGTGGGTAGGTGATGCGTGCCCCGATGGCGAATTGAACGCCATGACCACGAGGGTCAGTACAGTGCATGAATGCACGCCAGTACTCGGGGCTAAAGCCACAGTCCATTGGGGATAGTCAGGTCTGCACTCGTAAGTGGTCAGGCGGTTACTTGAGGGGTCTACACCCACCTCGTGCCTGCACTCCCTGCTATCCGTATCGTCCACTATTGAGTTACCCCATGCATCTGGTGGCATGGGCACCTGTTCCGCTACCGCAGTCAGCCGAGGAGCACTGGGCTGGTAGTCACCGAGGTGACAGTCGGGGCAGACCCCCCGCCCGCCCGCCCGAGGGGCGGAGGTGGGGCGAGGGCGGAATACCCGAGGCGGAACAAGACCAGTATGGCACACATCTCCACATGAGCACAACCCCAGATGGGGTTATTTTCAAAAGATTTTTTTCCCCAGTAAACACAAGGGATGTAGAGGCGTTCGCCACGCCACGATGGGCGTGTTGCGGAGCCCCCATGGAGGGTCTGGAGCCAGTTACGGAGCAATTACGGAGCATGGTCAGGGAAGCCCTAGGAGCCCCTAGGAAGCCCCTGCCGAGGGTCAGCCAGACCTCGGGGGGTTCGGGGGGCGGAGCCCCCTGTGAGACCTCGGAGAGGGTCAGAGGATGACAGAGAGGGATAGAGAGAGACCAGTCACATGCAGTCAGAGAGAAAGTTTTGCTGATGGGTGCCCTGCTGGATGGTGCACTGGTGGCTGGATGGTGGCATACCTCGTAGAGGGGCTGTGAGGCTGATGGAGGGCATGTCGGGTGAGTATGAGGTGGATAGCCAGTCAGGGGGTAGAGAGGCACAGTGAGCCTGCTATGACCTGATAGCAAGGGGGGAGGGGGTCGTCTGGGCTGGGCATACCGCCACACAGCCCCCTGCCACCTGCCACAGTAGCCAAGGAGGCTATGGAGCCATCAGCCACGCCATCACGAGGTCACCTGACCACCCCTCAACCCCGCATAAACACTGGGGTCAGGCAGGTGGTGCCACCTCACTGGGAGTCAGGTGGCGTGGTGGCTATGGAGGTCTGCGGAGGGGGGCAGGTTAGGCTCGGCTGCGGGAGGGAACCGCCAGGTGACAGACCCGAATCACGTCTGCAAATGCTACACAGTAGCCAAAAGTCGCCCCTGCCACCTGTCAGGGTGGCTACGGAGCCCTAAAAACGCCCCTACTCCACAGCCTCCATAGCAAAAAGTGTCAGTTTAGCCAGAGAGAAACACACACACCCGTCATAATGGCTTTATGACTACTAACGACCCTATGAACACGCTGTCACCGCTATTTCAGCCAGCGAACTTCCAGGCGGCCAACCAAGGTTCGATGAGGGCCAACAAGGCTAAAGAGATTCTCTGGCATGCACATGCTAGATACATTCAAGCAGGGGTGCCAAAAGACGTTCTTGCTGCTATGGAGCCGCACATCAAGGAGGCTGCTAGAGGCTACCTAGACAGACATGTCAACGGCTCCCAAGAAGCCACCCCAGAGCAGAGCGTCGGCCACATGACTACTTTGGGTATGTTTGGCGGTGCTCCAGAGGCAATTGGCGAGAACCTAAAGCGTCTGCTACTGAAGCACGGATTGTAGGGGCGTTTTATGGATGAAAATGCAGACCTGCCGTTAAGGCACCCTAACCACGAGGAAGGGTCAAAAATCCTTATGGGCAGCATGATGGACGCCCATCAAAACTTCGCCAAAGACTACAACGACTACTTTGGTAGTCTGCCTAGAGGTCACCGCCACCAAATCGTCCACAGTCTTTACGTCAAGCCGTATGGTGAGGCTCTTATTGCTCACGACGAAATTTCTGCTATTTCTCATCGTGATAGGGACTATAAATCCGCCGCAAATCACTTTGACACAGCGAATGGCTCACTTGAGCACATGCACCAAGTGCTGCACTATAACCTGGGCGGAGACCACCCAGTAGTACAAAGTGCCGCTAACTACCGCTCCATAAGAGAGGGTGCCGCTAATCGCTATAGAGCCGCTTATGGACTTAACCCGCATGACACCACCAACATCTTTAACCAAATCGTAGGGAACCTAGGTCAGCAGTTTAAGCCTAAAGAGGACGAGTAATGGATGCTCCCAGACAGTTTGCTGACATAATCAGCCAAAATTTTCCAAAGTGCCCGTCTTGTAACCGTAACCCAATACTTTCCGACTCACCAGTTAGTCGTGTGGATAACAAGACTAAAGTCTGTATTAACTGTAAAGGTGGCGAACTTAGTCGTGAGCAAGCCATGTTGATTGACCCAGCAAGTTTACTAAATGACAAGGGCACCACTGAAGACCTGGTAGAGAGTTACTATCCTGCAAAGGCATTCGAGAAGGTTCATCGTAAGGCACTGTCAGACGAGTCCTTCCATTCAGAGCGTATCAAAAATAGCGAAGTACCAGTTCCAGAAGAGACTAGAGCAGGCAAGTGGCGTATAAGTTACGGTAAAAACAGTCACACTGGTGAGATTGAGGCGTATGCCCATGCTCCAGAGACTTCACCTACTGCCTATCTAGCCCACGACGCTATTCTTGACCATCCGACTGGAAAAGTCAGTTTTCAAGTACGTGGCACCTATCTACCTCCAGTAGCAGTACAAAACCACATCAAAAGCGTATTGACTAAGCACTGGCGTAAGCACATAGCGGGTAAGTAATGGAGCCAGGCAGACAATTCCAAGACATGGAAAACAGAATCCTTAAAGTCACTACACCAAAGTTTGAAGCCAATAAGTTCAAGTTGATTTATGGCAGGGGCGGTTCTAACCACTACATCTCTGCTGTAACTCCAAGTGGCAAGATAGTAGGCAGTGTCTCCATAAACGTTGAAGAGAAGCACACAGCAGTAGTGGTTCACCCTGATTATCAGCAAACAGCCGTTTCGGCACACCTGTTAGCCGCTGCCAGCAAGTTCAGCAATGAGAAACTGGGAGCACCGCTGTATGGTGACCGCCAGACTACCGACAAAAGTTTCGCCCTCGTTAAAAAGTATTTTCCGCCTGATTCGACAAAAATTAGTATGCGTGAGCCACAGAGGCCTGCAACCAAGTCTCAGATAACCGAGGGCCTCAGAGAAGCCAGAGAGAGCCATGCAGGCAACACCAAGCCTTCTGACAGGTGCTTTACTTGCTATGGAGCAGGATTTGTTAAACCAGAAGGCAACATCCACATCACATCCAACTGTCCAGATTGTAAAGGCACAGGTATTGAATTCAATGGACGCACAGTCAAATCGGAACTGGGGCTGTAATGGGAGCAAATAACGGAGATTTTGCCGTTGGTCACGGTGGCGGCACCACTATTAACTACCTTCCTCACATAGACAAGAATGGCAACTCTATGCATGCTTTTCAGATGAGAGATGCTTACGATAACCTACTTGGGCATCTAAACCTAGATTCATCAGGGATGATTCAGCAGATAGAGACTCGCCCAGAGTTTCGTCGCCAAGGCATTGCTACTGCTCTGTACAACCACGCTGTGGCAGCAAGTCAAACAAACCCTGCAATTCCTACCCCTAGACATTCTGGTTCAAGAACACCATCAGGCAATGCTTGGACTAAAGCAGTTACAAAAAAGTCTGGCGAAGAACTTGTGCCACAAAGAACAAAGGTATCTCCTAGTACATACGCTATGCGTGCAGCAATGTGGGAAATGATGCTGCCATTGAGCAGGGGCGAATAATGACTGAAGAAAACCTTAACTTAAACTCAAGCCAGTTCGGTCCATGGAGAATGACTCCTACCATGAAGTCTGTACATGACTACATGTCACTTCACCATGTTGGCGTACAAAACAGGTGGGGATTATGGGACATCGCTGCTCAGGTTGTCACGGAACACAAAGGTCAATACCTAACTAATGCCAAACATGAAAACCACTTTGAGGCAATCAACCGTTTGGCAGATAACGGCATAGTAAAGATTAACCGAGATGGTGCAGGCACAGGTGAGCCAGACACCGCTTGGATTCCTGTGGAGGGCGAGAAGTCTCCTATGGCTCTTTACCACGAAGAACTAGAAAAAAAGTTTGGTGGTTAGGTTTACCCATGACTAAAAGAAAAGACATCTAATGGAACCAGGTAGACAACTAGTCAATCATGAAGCAGTTGAGGCCCGAGTACTTGCTACTATAGGACCGAAGTTCAAGCGAGGAAACTACAAACTGCACTTCAGTCACGAGTATGGCGAAAACTACCGCCTAAATGCCCTATGGCAGCCACCAGAGCATAAAGTGCCACTTGGCGTAGGTAGTTTGTCATTTGACGCTAGGACTGGGGAGACACACATCACTGTACACCCTGACCACCAAGCCACCGCTGTAGCACCTGTCTTGTTAGCAGGGGGCAATAAAATTAGCCGCCTTTTAGGTGGCGTTGGCTTGCAAGGCGTTCGTAACACTACTAATGACAGTTTCAAGTTGGTCAAGAAGTTTTTCCCCGCCGATTCCACAAAGATTACTATGCGTAATCCACAGCCACCTATAGAGCCTTATGTAAGTAAGTTCCTCACAGCATCAGAGGGAAACAATGCCTTACATGGGCTTAGGTGGAAAGCAGGAGATGCCGACAGAGACAGCATGTATCATTCTTGCTTCAGTTGTGGGGGCAACGGTTCAGACCGCAGATGGCTACTTGACCATGAGTGGGCAAGAGAGAACGACCATCGTCGTCGTGAAAATAGTGGCATGCTTCCAGCAGACTGTCCTGACTGTAAAGGTTCTGGTGTTGAAATACAGGGCCGCACTCCTGAACGATTCATTGGATTAGGTTAGCCATTTAATTACCTTTACAGTATGGGAAAATTAGCCTTATGCCTGAACGTATTCCTTTAGACCGCAGCCGCATCACACCGCTGAACGTATCTCCTGAAGAGATGGAGAATCAACGCACTAGGCCAACTCGACCTGCTGCGTCAAGTTCAACTGCCGATGATTGTGCTACATGTGGTCGCCCTCATCCAGTTATTGAAGGATTACCACGGTGGAGTCGTAGTGAGCCTGGTAGAGAAGGCATCCTTAGTATGCCAGGTCACGTACCGTGCCCTACATGTAATAACTATCACCCAATGAATGACGACCACGTCCCTTGCGGTACTTGTGGACAAATACACCCAGACACACGTCCAAACGTTCCTGCTACAAATGGCGATTTTGTAGAGAACCCAGAACATGGCCCATTACGCCACTGTGAAGGTTGCGATGAGTTTGTTCACCCAGACCACGCAGACAACTGGGAAGAGCACCACTACGGCAATGAGGCTGATGCCATGGGTTGGTATGGTGGTCGTGAACCTAGAGACGAGCAAACCCTAGAAGACCAAGAACCAGAGCGTGTAGCAGGCATTCGAGGCCGTATTGACAAGATGCTTAAGATGCACGACTCCCGTGTAGCAGATAGTCCGTACTTTATTAAGCATTCTCCTAGAGGCACTTACTATGGGCAATACAGCAATAACGTACAGGTCTACCACAAAAGCAACCCAAACACTCGTGTAGGGGTGCTAACTTACGACGATGAGGGCATCGTTGGCCAGATGTACCTTGACCACCGTCATCAAAACACTATGGCAGGCGTCCAGATGCTTGCAGCCGCTCACAGACACCTAAAAAACACTTTAGGTAACCCAATTGGGCTATTACGCACAGAGTCTACTAGTGAGCAGTCAGCAGGATTAATTAGAAAAATTGACCCAGATAGCACCTACCTACGTAACGAGAATGCTAACAGTGGGCGAAACGAAGGTTGGCAAGACAACCAAAGCCCAACGGACGCTACTCCTGTTAGAAATGACTCTTTGAATAAGCCCGTTAAAGAGTGGGAGCAAAAAGCCAAGGAGTCGGGGCGTAGTGTGGCTGACCTGTTGGCCATGAGTTATGACCCAGAAGCCCGCCGTAGTGGAGGGGGTTACCAGTTCAATAACCCTTCACCAGAGGCTAAAGCCATAGGTGCCCAAATTGCCGCTGGGCAAAAAGAGGAGTATGCGGCAAGTGAAAAAGCCAACAAGGAGTTCATGGCTGACAGTGCCAAAAACATCCTTGCGGCAGGGGTTCATCACGTAGCGGGTGACATGCCTGAAAGCGACGCATTGAAAAATCCTTGGAAATGGGACGCATACCACGACATATCCCAAACCCGCAGCGTTGAAGAACTAAAGAAGACATACCCAGATGAGGTTGTCCGTGAATTCGGTGGTTACAGTTTAAGTCACTTAGCCGACACCGTTAAAGCAAATAAGCCAACAAACCATTGGAACCGCAAATACTCTGAAGAAGTTTCAGAAGTTGGAAGAAAGAACTTCTTTGAAACCAACATGAATAATGTTGCAGATACTGTTGGGACTTCTGGCGTTTGGACTGGTGACGAGGAAACTGATGAGAAGGCCACGCTTCCTGCTCCAAAACCAAAGTTACCACTTGACTTAAACCCGTACGAGCGAGTAAAACGCATCGTAACCCCTACTAAGCGTGTCTTGTACGTAAGAGATGGAGAATAATGCCATATAACGTTGAGCCTTTAAGACAAGCCCAAACAAGAGATGCATTAATTGCCACTGGGTTTGTTAAACTATGTGAACACGGCCACTTGATTCACACACCTAATAACTCTCCGCTGCCTGCTCACAACGCCGATTACCACGACCCAGACCGTAACGGTATTGGCGGACACTACCCTGACCCAAATGGTACTCATGGTCAAGGCGACTTAAGGTTTGACCAATTCCATGAAAAAGACCTAACAGGTCGTGGCTATGACGCTGACGAGATAATTAGGCACCTAATCGCTACAAACGGAGATGTCAGCATGTGCTCCCATGGAGCCGTAGTAAACAACAGTAGTGGTAGTTGCCACACTGGTGCTCACACACCTCCGTACATGCGTGGCGTTGAACGAAACATGCCTTCCCGTGCCCAGGACGACGCACTAACTGACCCTCTAGAAGGCCATGAATGGCGACAACATCACACCTGGAACTGGGAGACCGTTGACGATGATGACTACAGAAACAACGGCTATCCCCGTACCGAAGAAGAACTAGTCCGTGAAGAACCAGAGCGTGTAGCAGGCATCAAAGAACGTATTGGTAAAGTAGTGTCTCTTGCCAACAGTCCTAGATTTCAAAAGAGCGACTACACAGCACATTCTTTTCCTAGCGGCAGATTCTATGATTCGCATCACATTGATGACAGAAGCCCTGAACAAGCCGAAGACGATGGGCTTAATTGGGGTCAGCACACTGTAATTGGTTATCACAAGGGTACGGCTGTCGGAAGACTGGACTATAACTCTAAAGGTGAAGTTGGTGGGTGGTATGTTGACCATAACCATCAAAATGGTCCCGTAAGCGTAAAGATGCTTGCAGCAGCACATCAACACCTTTTGGATTTAGGTAACCCGATTGGAATGCTTAAATCCGACACTACGTCTTCGAATTCTGCTGCTGTAATTAAAAAAATTGACCCAGAGAGTACCTACTTAAGACTAGGTACTGCAGACAGTGGGTGGAATCGTGACTACAACTGGGAACCAAGGCACCATGATGACCGTATCCTGCCTCTGCTTCCTGAACACTCAGAACGTCGTGATAGGTATGAGTGGAAAGAGTTAAGTGAGAAAACAGGTTTAAACATCCATGAACTTCACGCTATTAGTTCTGATGAAACTAACCGAGACAAAGCAGATGTAACTCAACTTGGTGACGAGGCAATGGATATCCGTGACGCCTATTTTCAAGAACGTCAGCGTAAGGTAAGTAGAGGTCAGGTGAAGGTAAAGACCAACACCAGAGACGGCATTGCTCCGAGAATCGCTGCTTTTTCTATTCCAGCAGGTTATTTAGGTGATACGGCTAATCTTGAAACTCAAATGCCTAAAGAAACAGCAGTAACAATAGGTCAGTCCTATCCTCACCATTCTTCATGGCAAAGAACTGCAGACAGTGCGGGTCTAGATACCATGGAGGATGTAAATTCTCTGAGCAACTTAACTAGTCAAACGAGACAACAAATAGTTACAAATCGGTCCAGAAGTTCTGAAAGAATGTTTGACTCACAGCGAGACGCAGATATCAGGAGAGGTAAGAATCCTGACGAAGAACTAACGCAACGAGTTAGTGAAGATGCTTCTGGAGTTTGGACAGGGGACGATGACCCTAGGGATAAAGACCCAGCAGAGCGTGCTCGTGCATTGATGGCTACTCCTAGGCACAGACGTCCGTTTTAACAACATCCAGTAGTGATTATCTGGGAAACTTATTTGTGATTGGAGATGCCCGTGGGTTTAAAAAGAGTAATTCCTGAAGGAATGACCGAAGACGAGTTCGTCGCAAAACGAGCACAAGAAGTCCCTGACTTTGACCCTGCCGAGCATGCCCGTTTAATTGGCAATGCTGGCTCAACTCCGCTTTTCATGAGTGCACGAGAGATTTTAACTACACACCATCTTCTCGAAGACCGTGGTGCAGTGTTTGGCACCCCATGGCGAAAAGCAATTATTGAGAATAAAACCAGAGATACTCTTAAGCCAAGCACTAAGACCAATGTTGACCTTGGAACGGGCATGGGCACAGGTTTGGGAGACAGTATTACTAAAAATGGGTATGACTGGAGTAAGCCTATTCCTCTAGCCGTTAAAGGCGTTAACCTGTCTAATTCTGCCAATATGGATGACCACTGGAACAAACATTCGCCTATGATTACCAATGGTCATCACAGACTGGCTTACATGTGGACTTTCCACCCAGATGAGCCTATTCCAGTTGACGTTGCAAACTACAACCACATTTTCTTGCCAAAAGAAGATGACGCTATTACCAACGCTTACTTTGGCCACATGACTCCAGAAGAAGCAATAAAAAAACACAAAGAATACTTAGCGACAGCAAAGAGGCCAGATGACAGAGAATAGACCCGCTCCATTAGAAGTTACCGTTCACGTAGCAGGTAGGGACGGAAAGATTAAAGGCACCCCTCTGCCTATTGCTAATCCAGGACATCTTCAAGAAGATTCCCTAGTTGGTGAGCGTCGTAGCGAAGTTCCTGATTTTGACCAAGCAGAGCACGACAAATTATTCCAAAAGCGTATGGTTAATGGAGTTCCGCATTGGACTGCTCCAACACAGTTGACTGCTCGTCAAATTCTTGCAAGTCACCGTCTTGAAGGCGATGACCAACCTAGGACTACCAGAAGCGACATTTACGTAAACAAAATGACTGACATCATGATGCCTAAATACGGCAACGTAAACTCAACACAACGTCAGTTTCTTGCACAAGACGCAGTAGTCAACGCCACATCTAAGTATGGTGCGGGCAGCGGTGCGGGACTAGACGACAACATTACTAAGCACGGCTATGACTGGACTAAGCCAATTCTGCTCTCTACTTTAGGTGTTGACCCTAATCACGCACCTCCTGGAACAGCAGGCCAGCCAAGAGTGGCTAATGGTGGTCACCGATTGATGTGGATGTTTACGCACCACCCAGATGTTCCAATTCCTGTAGAGACAGATGTGCACCGTCACAGCATGGGTCTTGACGTTTCAAACCACGTCGAAAACATTACTGCTATGAGTGACGTGGCTAATAGGAATGGTCGACCAGAAGACATAACAGCGATGAACATGTACGAAAAACAGGCAGAGGATAAAAAAGCCTCTGACTGGAGAGACAGCATGGCTAAGGCTTATCCAGAGAAGTACGGTTCAGGTAAACCATAATGGGAGCAAGCAAAGAAGCCTTCCACCGTGCTAAAGGCGTTTTTTACCACGGTACTTTTCAAGAGTTTGAACCTGGCGACATAATCACTTCACCTGCAGCCAGAGGGCAAGATAACCCTAGGCAAGGTAACTTTTACTACAAGCCAGACCATGTTTACATCACTCCTCATTATGACTTGGCAAGTCCTTTTGCCGAACGTCTAGAAGACGCAAACACTCGAACACCAAAGCGTGTTCGTGGGGCTGTTTATGAAGTAGAGCCTATTGGTCCTAAGCGTGATGACGAAGATGCTAGAAGTTATGGTGTTCCAAAAGGAACGTCTTACCGTGTGAAGGAAGCCCGAGTAGTTCGTAAAGTTGTTCCTGGAGAACCTATCATGAGAATGCAAAGAAATCATCAGACAGATAAGCCTGAGCCATACTTAGGCACCGCAGACTAACTACTTGCACACGAGTGTTCTAGGCAGTAGTCTGATTGCATGATTACAGTCACTCTCACTGAAGCAGAAATTCGTCGTTGTACTTATCTAGCCGTTGAAAGATGGCTCCAGAAGATGGATAGTGAAGACAAAGAGTCTTACGCTATTGGTCGCAAGAACAAGTACCTAGAGCATGACCTTGTTAATTCAGTTCGTGCAAACATCTCCGAGTGGGCAGTAGCCAGACACTACGCACTGTCCTGGAACGGTGGCTTTACTTATCCAAACAGTGAACATGGTCGTCGTCGCTATCTACCCGATGTAGGTACTAATCTTGAAGTACGCACCCGTAGAACTGGTGGTGAGTTTGCTTTCTGGGAATATGAGGTTAGTAAAGAAGGCTACGCAGTATTCACAGAAGTAGTTGACGATGAAAACTTCAAAGAGGTCCGTATCGTAGGCTGGTTGCCCATTGAAGAGTGTGGTAAGCCAGAATACTTTGATAAGGGTAATAAGAGGTTTTATGTACCTACAGAGGCGTTAAACGACCCAGAAAGCCTATTTGCTGCTAATCTGGTGTAATGCCACTAACTCCCGCAGAACTTCATGCCCATGTACAGGGGCTAATGTCTTCAGAGGCACCCGCAGGCAGTAGCGGACGTCCACTAGCAAAAATGCTAGAGCACCTAAGTAGCCCAAATATGGCAGACAACGCCTGTTTTAGCGTCACCTCTATGATGCACAAGTTCTTACCTGAAGGCTCTCGCATGGTCCGCATGATGATGCAGTACTCCGAAGGAAACCCTGTGCTAGGTGGTCACCACTACCTTCACCACGTTCCAACTACGGAGGGCCCGTATGTCGTGGATTTCAGCCACAGACAGTTTGACCCAGAAGCCCCACACCCGCTTGTGGAGCCTGTGGAGGCGTTTAACCAGCGAGAAGCGGCCCAACAACGCAGAGCCACAAAAGTCCTCTCCACAAGGTCAGCCCAGGCCGCTGCGGCTACGGCAGAGCCTAATGGTCCATCGTCGTATACACTACAGATGAGATGGCAAAAGAGACACGAGGCACGCAATGACTAGAAATAATGCAGATTTTCAGACCCAAGCCGCTGGCGATAGTCTATTAACTCCAGAGCAGTTGCACACCCATGTCCAGGGAATGCTTTCAAATACCCACCCAAAATTAACTAATCCAAAACTTAGAACTGAAAGAAACAAGGTTGCGTTTAAAGAAAACGTTTTAGCGGATTATGACTTTGCTCGCAGTGCTAAAGGAGATTGCGGGGCTGCTACAGCAATTGCTCATCAGTTTATGCCAAAAGGCTCCACAATAGTGAAGTACATGGTGCCCCACTTTAGGGAAAAAGGTCAGGGTGATGAAGATAGCCTTGTGCACTTTGTCCACCACGTACCAACCACTAAAGGTGTTTACGTTGTAGATTTTACTCATTCGCAGTTTAGAAGTAACTCTGGAGTTATTGTTGAGCCTGCGGAAAAATACGCTAACAGAGGGGCGATTAAAAAACGACCATTTAACAGAACCATGGATGATGAGGCAGTCGACGTTGCTCTCAAAGGCGTTAAAAACCGCAAATTCTATGAACTTGAAGGGTGGTAAGTAATGGCTAGAAATAATGCGGTTGTATAGACAACTTGTATAGACATTGCTAAAATCTATACAGGTACGCCAATTGGGTACCACAAACAATAGTCTGCCTTATGGAGACTTTGCCGTATGGCAGACGCTTATCTACGTCTAAGGAGTAGAAAATGCACATCAATGTACCAGAGCCATGGGATAATCACAAAAAGAAGAATCCCTATGCCCCGTGGGGTCCAGACATCCACAAAGACAGTTACCAAAAGTGGCAAGCAGAAAAGCCAAAGGTAGTAACTATCCATGACCTGTTCCCTCGCCTAGACCGCCTATCTATCGGCTGGTCTCCAATCCTTGACCAACTCAAGGAAATCACCTCCACAAAGCCAACTTATCCTCCATACGACATTGTGTCGCTAAAGGATGACGTCAACCTACTCAACGTAGCAGTAGCAGGCTTTGCTAAGGACGAAATCAATGTAACTGTGCAAGACTCTGTTTTGACCATTGAAGGTCGTCAGAATGACAAGCAGAAGGGTGAAGTTGTCTACCAGGGCATCGCAACCCGTGATTTCAAATTATCTCTGGCAGTAGCCGAATACTGGGAAGTTACCAAGGCTAACCTTGAAAACGGCATGTTGACTATTCAGTTCAACAAAGAACTGCCTGAAGAAAAGAAGCCAAAAGTCATCGACATCAAGTAAACTGTAACAAGAGCCCGACACCGACTGGATGGTACCAGTTCTGCGTAGAGGTAGCCAGACTTTAGTTTCGGTCTGTTGATGCTAAGGGGAATACCCCCAGGGACTCGGGGCGTGGATGTACCAAACGTCTATACGCCCTGTAGGACTGTGCTACTTGACCATTGTGAATAAAGTAGCGAGAGGTGCTCCGTAAGGAGTTTCCGAGGTGCAATGCCTCGCAGTCCACGCAACAACTACAAGGAGAACTATGCCAGCATTTACTTTTATCTGTGATAACTGTGGAGTAACTAAAACCGTTACCGCAGAACTGAACGCCCAGATAGACGCCCCTTATTGCGGTCTCTGTGAACTTGACATGCGTAGGATGTTTAAAGTCGGAGCCGTTAGTTTCAAAGGCGGAGGATGGGGCAGTAGCCAGTGATTCCAAAAAAAATTATGATTGGCACCCAGGAATGGGCAGTAGTCGAACATACCTCTAAACAAGACGGCATGTTGTACGAAGACAGTTACGGCTACACGCTGGAACGCATGAACATGATTGTTGTGGATAAAGAAGCGTCTGCTAGTCGTAAGCGTCAGGTGTTGATGCATGAGATTTTGCACGCTATCCGTTTTACATTCTTTACAGGCAGCAAGATGGCCCCAAAGTTAAACTTTGAGGACACAGAGCACTATTTCATTGGGATGTACGAAGAAACCCTACTAATGGTGTTTAAAGACAATCCAGACCTTCTAAAGTACTTAACTTCTTAATAAGTGCACCCTCTGGCTTTTCATGCTAGGGTTTTATCTATAACTTAATAGTGAATGTCACTTCGACAATAAACGACCCCAGTACTAACGTAAGGAAAGGTAAGGTCGCCAAATGAAAAAGTACGTAATAATAGCCAGCGTAATTTTAACTCTCGCTGGCTGTTCTGCATCTGCAGTAATCGCAGATTCACAGAACGCATCAGTAACACCTAGCACTACAGTAAAAGAAATACCTGTATTTAAAGTAGAACCGTTTAGTGCCAAGCAACTCGTCAGGGAAGCAAAGATTGAACGCAATACCGATAAGATGCAGGACGTAACAGAGTATCTGAAAACTCGTGTAGGAATAACTTCTTATGTGTTTTCGGGCTCCAGTCCCCGTGGATGGGACTGCTCAGGTCTAGTTAAGTGGACCTATGAACGATTTGGTATAGAACTACCACACTCCGCAAATAAACAAGGTCACGAAGGCACCAGAGTGTCTGAACCTAAACTCGGAGACATCGTTGTGTTTGCGTATCAAAACTCAACTGATTTCTACCACTCCGCCATTTACATCGGTAACGGAGAAATTGTACACGCTAATCAAGCACGTGGAACAACTGTCATAGAACCTTTGTCTAACTACAAAAACAGCCAGATTAGGTTTGTAAGAGTAGTTACTACTAACTAAAGTTAGCCCCGTAAGTTTAGGCTTGCGGGGCTTTCTCTTTATGCGATACTAAATGTATGTGTATTAGATGCTGCAACAACTACATTCAAAGTAGCCTAAATCAGGGTTCCAGTCTCGACGCTCGTCAATGGACGGACGGCAACGGAGCCCAGTCCCGTTCAGGTTCTATTGCGGAAAACCCTCGATTTGACGGTCCTTCTGCGGATGACATGAAGTTTGAGGGAGACAAGAGTACCTCGGGAAACAACTCGAACATTGGACATACTGGCTGGGGCAGTTAATGCCTACAAAGAAAGTCTGGAACACTCCAGACCCTACTAAAAAAGACAAGCCTCTATCCAAGAGTCAAAAGTCTTCTGCTAAGGCTAAGGCTAAGGCTGCTGGTCGTCCATACCCTAATCTGGTGGATAACATGGCGGCTGCTAGAAAGAAGAAGAAGTAATGTTTGGAGTACCAAATGGAGAAGATGCCGCCCCAGTAGACCCGTCATTATTTTCTTATTTAGTTTTTGATGACGAGGAAGAAGAAGGCGAAGATGAAGAGGAGTGAACTACTCAGTTTCCAACTTCGTGAAGCAGCACAGCAACGCAGTAGCCGAGACATTCCAGAACCAGATTATTCTGGAACTGGTTACTGGTGGAAGAACTACCCTGCGTACACCTCTGGTTTAGGAAATTACGACGCAGTAGCCTCATCTACAGGTAGCAACTTGGACGCTGTACAGGCTACTTCAACTTTAGGCTCTGAGGCAGTAGCCCTACGTGCTGGACTAGACGACTCAGCCACTGGTGCATCCGTAGGCGGCACAGCCGCTTACTAAGTTTTTTGGATTACAATCGTGTAATCTATTTGTGTAAAACAATTTCTGACCCTACTTGTAAAACAAATCGTTTCACCTAACCAAGTTAGAGGAAAAAAATGAAACTTGTTCTAATGATTCTCAAGAGAACTATTGCTCTTGTTATCCTAAAAGTTAGTGCTGTCCTAGCCGCTGGTTCTATCGGTGGAGTTGAACTATGGAAGTCTGCTTTGATTGCCGCTTTTGTTGGCATCATGGAAGTTGCTGAGTCTTTGGCTCGTGCATACGTCGTAGACGGAAAACTTGATGACGATGAAGTTAACATTGCTTTCGCTAGTTCTGCAGAAGCCGCTTTAGCGGAGACTAAAAAAGCCAAGTAGTGAGTGGTCTGCGTAGATTCGCAGCATCAATCGGGGTCCTATTTGTAACTTTCTTACCTTTACTATTTGCATCACCAGCGTACGCCCAAACTTTAGAAGAGGCCCAAGCCGCTCTTGTTGCAGGTAGACAAGAGGTCGTTGACGCTACCCTAAACAGGGCATTAGCAGACCAAGAAGTAGCCAATACACTGATTGAGTTAGCCGATGCAACTACAAACGCAGAGGCTGCTCAAACTAATTACGATAGTAGTTTAATTCCAGACCCAACTTGGACAGCACCTACCTACCAAAAAGAACACATCAGAACAATCACAAACACCAGAACAGTAGAAGTTCGCACCCAAGTTCCACGCACCGAGACAGTTTTCCAAGAGCAGATACTTCCAAACTTACTATTCAACTCAGACTTCTCACAGGGGAACGCAGGTTGGGGCGGACTTTCAATTGGTTGGCAAAACTCT